GCCGCCGCCCGTGCTTCCTCGGTCGGCGCCTCCTGGATGGCGCGGGTCAGCTCCTCGCGCCGGGCGACCGCGCGCTGAGCGAGCGAGAGCGGCGTCGGCCGGGCCTCGGTCGGTGACACGCCGATGGCTTCGAGGTCTCTCGCCACGCCCTTGCCGCCCTCGCGAATGCTGCGTTCGAGGCGTTCCTCCACACGCCTAAAGCCAGCTTCGCCGAACAAAGCCTCACCGGCCATCCGCTCGCGCTGGGCCTGTTCAAAATCGATGCCGGCGCGTTGCGCGGTCGCCGTGGTCTGCAGGATGTCGCGCGAGCTTTTCGCCGCTGCCTCGGATGCGACATTGAAGCCTTTTATTGCGGCCCCTGCCGCGACAGCCGCAAAGCCAAGGCCGACGAGTGCGGCGGCCGCCACCTCGGCGGCCGATTGCAGGCCGGTGGCCATTGGCATCGGCGCTGCTTCCGGCTTTATCGGCTCGGCGGCAAAAGCTCCCCCAGGGCGCTCGCGCTTGCGCGCGGCCGACCTCTCCTCGACTTGGGCCATCCAGGCCTCGTGTTTGGCCCTTTCCTCTTCGAATCCCGCCTCGCCCGGCCTTGGAGCCCTGTAGGATAATTCGTCGAGTTTCTTTAGGCGCGTTTCCGCACCCTTGGCCGACTGCTCGATGTTCGAAAAGCTCTGCCCGACACTCGACGCGGTCTCGCCGGCACTCGACTTGATCTCGTTGAGCGACGAGGCCAGCGACTTGACCTTGTCCTCGCCTACGACATTGAGTGTAAGGGTGGCGGTTGATTGAACGTCGGCCATTAGTTGAGATCATCCGCGTCGATGTTGAATTGTCGCTCGGCTGCAGCGGCGCGTTTGTTGATGGCATCGACCAACCGCGAGATGCGCTTGACGCTCAGATGATCCCACGAGCCCGGCGGCCAGCGGAAGTTCAGGGCTATCCAGTGGATGTTTTCTTCCACCTCCCGCGCGACATTGCTAACTTTCCCAAGATTTTTCTCCTGATCAGGCCGTAGTCCTCATAATCGAGCGCGTTGATCACCGCGTCCGTCAGCGGCAGCCTGGTGCCCATCGGCTGCGCAAACGCGCGCATGAAGGAAGTGAACTCTTTTCCCTCGCCACGGGAATCGAGGTACTCGGAAATTTGACCGACGCGCCGCGCCTGAAACTCGATCTGCTTGAGCACCGGCGCACCCTCGGCCGCCGGATTGAGTTGGACCTCGTGCCGCAGCGTGTAGACGATCGGCGTCGAGATCGCGTCGCCGTCACTGAGGTAGCCGGGCTCGCCCTCGTTGGGCGTAGAGTCAATCTCCTGGCCCTCGCGCCACATCGTATTCATGACCGACGAGACCTCGGCAGCATCGGCCGCGTCCAGCTCGCGGAAGCTGAACGTCTCCTCGCCTTTGCCATTGAGCGCGCGGCAGCACGACGACACAAAACGCTCAAGCCGCTCGCTGCCGCGAACGATGTCGAGCACTTCGGTCATGTCCTTGCAGGTCGCCCGATGGAAAACGAGCTCTCTGGATTTGCCGCCGCTGGCGGTCGTAATCTCTTGCGCTAATTCAAGCCGTGCATATTCCGGCCGGAGTCGTTGATCCATGACCGCCCTCAGTCATCACGCCGCCATCGGCAACAGCTCGGTGATCTCGTCCATGATCATTTCGATCTCTTGCAGGTTGGTCTTGGCGTCGTAGGCCTCCTGCGAGATGTTGCTGGCGTGCTCAGTCGAGAATGTTCTGCCGTCGCATAGCTCGACCACCATGGCCACGTCGCACAGCTCCTGGATCTGCCGCACGTACATGTCGATGGGCACGATCAGCGTGGCCGTAACCTTGGGGTTTCTTTGCTCCATGGTAAACTCGCCATCATGCGCTTCACTGCGATTCTGCCGCGAGGCCAGGATCGTCACGTCGCCATCGGACTGCAGCTTGATGGTGCGGCCGTTGACGACAAAATTCAGAACGCCTTTGCATTTGATGCAGTAAGCCATTGACCAGCCTCCCTACAGTGTTGAGCCGTCGTTTAGAGGCCCGGTGTGCCGAACCCACCAGGCAACAGCACCGGCGGAATGCAAGCAAACTCCGGCGAGGCGTCGATGGTGGTGGCGATGCGCGCCAGCTGATTCACGAGGTCGATATCGAGAAGCACGTTGACGCGATTCGGATCACAGAATTGCGGGGTGTTGGTGCGCTCGACCTGGACCATGCGTTCGAGCATTCCGGGGTCCTCGACCGTCCACCCTAGCTGCGTGCCGCGCAGCCACGCCAGGATCGACGCCTGCAGGATACGCGGCGACACCGCGCGCTTGCCGGGAGGAATCGGCGTGCCGTCCGAGACCAGGCTGACCGAGCTGTAGTTGCGGCGATACCAGAAACCGAGATCGCGCACGAACTTGACGACGGTGTAGCGGTTCTCGACCCGCTGCCAGGCGCCATCCGGCGCGCCGGTGAATGGATCGTACTTGTACGTTGTGAGCGGCTCCTCGATCCACAGATTTGTCATGCGGATGCCGCGCGCGTTGGCGATGTCCCAGTTTGCAATGCCCGCATCGAAGAAGGCCCGCTTCTCCTCAGGGCTCCACACCCACGCGCATTGCCGGGAATCGTAGAGATTGCCTAAGAGGCCGTTGTCGTACTGCACGGGACGCGACGGGTCCCAGCACGCGGTGCAGCAAACGCGCGAGGCGAACGCCGCCGCCAGCACGTAGCCGGGATATTTGTACCCGGTGCGGACCGGGACGACGGTTTCCTCGGGATTGTTGCGCCCGCGGCCATAGGCGGCGATCTGGCCGGCGCTGTTCGTATACGAGTGGAACAAGTGGCCGCCCTTGAAATCGCCCTGGACGCCGCATTTCCAGTTGCGCCGGATGAGCTGGATGATGAATTGAACGATGATCTCGTCCTCGACGCCCAGGCCGACGCAATCCCAATGGCAGTTGAACGGCAGCGCGAGCTGCTCGATGTCATAGACGCCGGTGCCGCTGACGGTGCGCGTCGGATCGGAGACCGTCACGCCAGGAGGGAATTCGTCGCCGAACCGTGGATTCCACAACGGCGTGAACCAATTGCCGACCGGGCCTTTGTTCTTGGCGGTCAGCGTGATCGTGGCACCGGTGCCGGTGCCGGTGCCGTTGCCGTTTCCATTGCCGCCGCCGGTGACGGGGGCGGCCACGGCCACGAATGGGAAGTCGATGAGGTTGTTGAACTGCGCCGCCAGTGCGTTCGCAATCGAGTCGGCGCTGGCGCCGACGTTCACCGCTACGGCGAAAGCAAAGTCCAGAACGTCCACCGACATGACACCGGTGTCGGTCGCCGGCCCGGTGATCGTGATGGTGTGCTGCGCCGCCACCCCAGGAGCGGGATCGGCCAGCGGCGTGATGTAGAGCGGCAGCTCGGGGCAGGTGTCGAAATGCTGGATCGCCATCAGCGTGGCGATGGACCCCGCACCGAACAGCGACCGCGCCTCGTTGACACTGTAGATGATATAGAACTCGCCCGGCTTTGCGCCGGGCTCGGTCGTGATCATCGGTGCGACATAGAGCGGGCGGCACAGCTCCGCGAGCGGCATGTAGCCCGATACACACCAGGTGAGGAAGTTGCCTCTGGCGGCCGCGATCGAGATGTTGTTCTGGGCCATCTGCCGCTCCTATCCCTAGCACGGGAGTTGTGGAGCGGCACATTACGCCGGCAAATCAATTCCGGCAACTAGCCCCTGGGGGGTCCGCTCGTTGGCTCGGCCCGATGATGTGTCGGTTGGTGCTGCGCCGCGCGGGTGTGCCGCGCCCGTGGTTGCTTGCCTTCCTCGGGGAGATCGAGGAACACCTTGCCCTGTTTTTCGAGATCGCCGTCCTTGATCGCCTGCGCGATGGTCGGCGTGTACTCAACGGGGATGAAGTCCTCGTCCGGGATCGGCAGCGCCACGTCGTAATCCTGATAGACGAGGGGCGTGATCATTCGTTTGCCCTCCGGGTCGGTCGGGTCGGGCTTCGGCACCGCCTTGACGAACAGCCGCAGCACGCCCGCCGGCGCGGGGCGATGATCGAACGGCAGTTGTTGGATGGTCGTTGCCCTTCGGCCGGCTTTGTTGGAGCCTGTTTGCTGGGCGACAGCCAGCGATGATGTCCATGCGTCCAATGGCATGTTTGCCTCCTTTTGGATCTGCTGCCGCAATTGAAACCCGATCTTCGTCGTCATTCTGGCACCTCGTCCGGTACGTTTAGCGCGGCCCGCCAGGCTGCACGATCTCCTCGCCGGTGCACGGGTCACAGACCGGCGGGCAGCCGGTGCGAGCGCGCACCATGAACCGCTCGACGATGTCGCCGTCGCCACACACCTCGGCATCGTCCTGCCCGAGCACGATGCGCTCGTGGAACACGAAGATGAAGGCGACCTTGACGTGCGGCAGGCGCGTGCCCTCGACCTTCATGCCGCCGTAGAGCGTGGGCTGAAAGCGCAGCGTCGGCCGCCAATTCACCAGTATGTGAATGAGCTGCTTCTCGGCCAGCTCGATCTGGTCGGCGGCCTCCCACTCGTGCTCGCTGCCGCCCGCGTCGAATTGCGCAATCATCGTCATCGAGCGCGGGTTGACGATGTCATCGACCGGCTGGTCATGCCCTTGCGGCACGCGGATGCGCGTGACCGTGGGAAAGACCATCAGGTAAGGCATCGGAAGCCTTGACCATTGCTCCTCGTCGACCTGCCGCAGGCTGAGCTTGACGCGGTCGCCGAACATCGTGTCGCAGGCGCGGATGCGTTTGACCGCCGCCACGTAGAGGCTTTCGGTGACACCGAATTGCGCCAGCAACAGCGAGCGAACTTGCGTCAGATCATCCACTGGTGAACCTCACCGCTTGCGCGAGCTGCTCGGCCTGCGGGTTGGCCGACAGCGACTCATCGAGCGCCTCGGCCAGCATCTTACGCTTGGCCATGCGCCGCGTCCCGCTCGCGAGATAGCCGGCATAGGCTGCGCCGGCCGAGATCGAGCCCGAGCGATCGCCGGCCTCGACCGAGATCGACCCGATCAGTTGTCCGGTGCGCACGCCCGGATAGTCGCCGGGCGCCGACGGGCTGGCGCCGCAGCTGCTGATGAAGTGATTCCGCGCATCGTCCAGCCGCTCCTGCAGCCATTGGGAAAGCATGCCCTCGTCAATTTCCACCATGGGCACCGCTGATATGTCGACGGTCAGGGTGATGCTGATGCCCGCCATCAGATCACCTCGGGCACGCTGCTGGTCATGTCCGGGACTTCCCATTGCGGCGGCGACTGCTGCGTTGCCGGATCGCTGCGACGGTCGCGGATAACCTCCGGCGCGCAGAGGAGCACCGTGAAGCGATGCTGGCCGCCAATATCCTCGACAGTCCGAACGCGATACCATGTCTCCGCAAGCCGGTCGCAATGATAGACCCAATGCCCCAAGTCGATTTTGACATCCGGTGGCGTCCTGATCGTGACCTCGTGCGACGGCGGCCGCAGCCTGGTCGCGCCGCCGCCCCACACCGCTTGATAATCGAGGAATGTCTCGCCTTTGAGCGGACGGATGCGGGCCTGGACCTGGATCACACCTGGCCGCGTGACGATTGTCGAGACCTCGCCATCGGGCCGCTCGAGCATGGTGCAGATGATCACCTTGTCGCGCATGGAGCCAAGCGGCGGCGCCATGGCGCGGCCGGTACGACTGCGCCCGCCGGGGGCTACTGCTGTTTGCCTCACAGCCATGGCGTCACATCAGGTAGGTGAGCTGCTGGGAGAGGAAAGCGTTGGCCCCGCTCGTCGACAATATCTCCGGGTTCATCTCGACGTCGCCGCGGTTCTCGCACATGTAGGTGAACAGGCGCAGGACCGCCTGCACGAAGGTCGCGTCCTGTTCGCCGCACGGGTCGGATGACCCGACCGGATAGACCGCCGTCAGATCGCAGTGACAGCACAGCGACGGCAGGCAGAGCACGCTTTGCCCGCTGCTGAACTCGCCGAAACCGCGGTACGGGTTGGGCAGGTTGGGTGCGTTGTTGACGATCAGCGGCGATGTGGCGGGTAGCGTTTCGACCAGCACGCCGCACGAATACAGCCTGACCGGCCCGCTCGGCGTGCGCGACAGCCGCACGGTGCCGTTGCCCTGGACCTCGACAGTTTCAGTCAGATTGCGCTCGGGATAGGTAAGCCCGATCGCGGCGGCGCACAGCGCCCAAGCCGCTTCGAACCAATGGCGAAGCAACCGCTCATCGATGGCGCCATCGGTCGCGGCCTGCAGCTTCGCCAGCTCAAAGGCGTCATCGATGCGCACTTACATCCTTCGATTGATCGAGATGTTGACGCAATCGCAGACCTGCAGCCGCCGGCCGTGGCAATCGATCAGGCCCAGGCAGATGTCCAGGCGATAGCAGCGCGAGCCGGGGAGATCGGGGCGCGACCAGACCAGGAACTCGGTGGCCCTGCCGTCGATGATTTGCGCGAAGCCGGGCTGGCCGTTGGTCGGATCGGTCTGCATGCCGGACACGAGCTTGATGTCGGTGTCGTCTGCCGGACCGGGCGGGTTCTTGTTGAGGTCGATGATCTCGGCGCTCTCGACGCTGGTGAGAGCAAAGCCGGGCACGGTGCCGACAAAGCCGCTCCAATCAATCTGCAGCGGCAAGGTCTCGCCCGCATTCGCTTCCCAGAACATCGTGCAGCACGACGTGAAAGGGCCGCAGACCTGCGGCGTGCGCGTCAGCATGTTGGACATGACCGCCTGATTCACCGACAGCCTCCCATGAGCTTCGGCATTCGACGCAGGCTCGTGTTCATCGCCACGCGCCGCGAGCTATAGAGCACGCCGTTACGACACACCGGGAAGTGCCACGGAACCGGCGGCGGCCCGCCCGACGGGTCGTAGCACCAGCGCGGCGGCGGATCACACCGCTGCGGCTGCACGCCGGCCGGCGCCACCGAGATGATCGGACCGCGCCACATCATTCAGCCGGCGCGTGTGCTCGGCTCCTGGCCCGCGCTCGCGCCGCGACGCTCTCGATACCGCCGCCTTCGCCGTTGCCGCTCTCGCCGCCGGCCTGCGCATCGACGCACACGCAAAGCCTGAACCAGTTGAGCTGGTAGACCGGCGGACCGGCGCAGCCAGGCGGACAACGCTGGACACCGACGTCAACCTTGTAGGGTCCGAATGGCATGACCTATTCCTTTCGTCTCTTGTCGCTCTTGCGCTCCGTCGTCGAAATCTCGGTGTCGACCGTGTCCTGCTTGTCGATTTCGTCATCGGTTAGGACCTTGGCCCAGCCGCGCCGCTCCATTCCCCACGCCACGTAATCGGGCACCGAGTGCACCCCGCCAGGCCGGAAGTTGGTGAGCGTGAAACCGTTGTCGAGCGAGTATTGCGCCGGCCCCGGAACCTTCCAACTCGCCTCGGGCATGATCTTTACGATCTTGTGATCACGAGACGACATCTCGGGCCTTCTCCATTGTGACCCGATAGGAGCCGCAGGGGTTGCAGCATTCGCCATCGCCTTGCCTCATACCGATTCGGGTCTTTCCAGTCGCAGGATCGCGACTCATCACGAGCGCCTTGTCCTGCTCCAGCGGAACAACGCGCAGCCAGTCCGCGATGTGCCGCCGATAGAGAACCTCGACCTCGCCGTTGACACGATCGACCAGAGTGCCACCGCGAACACTGATGACGCCGGTGCGACCCTCAAACACCTTCGGATCGATGCGGCCGTTCGACCATGCCGATACGTCGACCCACGACACCTCGTCCGGCACGCCGTCGAGGTCGCGGGTGTGCTGCAGCACGAACCGCGCCTCGCCGGTCCCGCTGAACACGATGCGCGTGACCTTGCTGTCAACACGCCGCGGAATCACGGTGCCATGGTCGAACAGGACTTCCAACGTTCAGCCCCTCGGCACGCGCCGCTCGACCGGGGCCTGAGCTGGCTGATGCATGGCCGCGAACGGCTGCGCACCGCCAGCGTGAAAGCCGCCCGGCCACGTCGCGGGATCAACGTCCTGCATGCCGGTGCGTTTCAGGTCGCGGATCACGATGGTGATGTCCAGCCCGCCGGCCGTGCCCACGACCCGCATGAACCGCTTGGGGCACGGGAACGAGAACTGGCATTGGCTGTGCGCCCTGATCGGAGACTCGGCCGAGAGCGTGATCACCGCGTCCTGCAGCTCGGTGCCGAGCGGCGATGCGCAGTCAGGCTCGACCTTCAAGGTCGAGAACGCGCCGGGCTTGCACATGTCATCTGGGTCGGCGTCCGCCACCTCGACCGTAAACGTGCCGCTGGTGATGTCGGCATCGGTCCCGTTCGCGATACAGATCGCATAGCGATAGCCGGGCATCAGATCGACCCATTTCGGCGCGAGCGCGTTCCAGCCCTCGACCGTTCCTGCCGCTGAATAAGCACCCATGTGACCTCCTATTGATCTCGATAGAACTCGCCGTGAGCTTTGCGAGCGGCCAGCTCACGAGCGGCTTTGGCTTCGGCGAGGGTGGCGAAGTGTCCGATGAAATCGCCGTTTACGCGCACCTCGTACAACGGCAACCTTTGCTGCTTAGGTCGCGGTGGTCGAAAGTAAATGCCCTTGGTGCCTAGCTTGCTTTTGGCATAGGGCTTCGTGTTGTATCGATTCTGCGAGGCTGTCGCTTCGTGCAAATTATCCCATCGATTATTCAAACCATTGTTGTCCTTGTGGTCGATCTGATCCTTGGGCCATACGCCCGTCATGTAGAACCACGCAACGCGGTGCGCGAGGTACACATTGCCATCGATCCCGAGCAGCACATAGGGGCAGCGAGTCGTTCTGTTGTAGCACCCCGCACGCACACGCCTTCGCCTGCCCCCTTTGCCTTTTCTGCCATTGCCGGTCCAAAAAAATTCTCCGGTCTCGGGGTCGTAATCTAGAAGCTCGCGCAGTCGCTCGTGCGAAAGCGCAGTTTCCATATTGCGATTAGGATGACCGTTGCGCATTACCGAATCCTCAAGAGTCGCGCGGCGTTGGGACAGATGACCCCCCCTCCTATGCGACTCTCGAACTTATAGAGCACACAGAAACCCGCGCTATAAGGGTCTTGCTGCATCGTGACCGCCTTGCGGTTCACGACCATGTAGACGAGATTCCAATTCCCGTACGCAACGGGGAGCGATCCTGGCGCCACGTCGGGCATCTGATTCGCGATCACGACCTGCGTGCCGGAAATCAGCATTTGCCCGCCCTCGACCGGCGACTGCACCATGATCGGCCGGCCGGCGGTGTCGGAGAGCGTGAGCACGAGGCCGAGCGTGTTCTGATTCATCAGATAGGCGCCGCCGCCCGAAACGCCGCCGCCGGTCGCGGCAAGCGACATCGGCACCTGCCAGCGCAACATCACGAGGTCCTGCCAGGTGAATTGACCGGGCGCGGAGCCGAGGGCTGTTTCGACCACAGGGATGCCGGCAGCCGGGTTGAGGATGCCCATCGGCTTGCCGAAACCGTCGCCGGTCAGGACCGCGTTGTTGACCTGCATTCGGAACGCGCGATTGACCTTCTGCAGCATCCACTGCTCGATATTCACTGAGGCATCGTCGAGCAGATCGCGCGTGGCGCACACGATATAGCGCAACGATTCTGGTTTGATCTCCAGCTCGCCCAGCCCGGAACCGATTTGCTGGGTGGGGTTGTTTGCGAAGCAGCTCGAGTCGCACGCCCACGCCGCCACGTCCCAGACCTCGTTATCGACCATGAATTTGATCGATGGCCCGCTGATGGTGATGTTGCGCATGAGGCCGGTGATGTCGGCCTCGTCGACCAGGCAGCTCAGGATCTCGTTCGACAATTCCGGCGCAAGGATGAAGCCCTGCGATCCGAACGTGAACGCTGAGAGCGCCTTGCGGTACTCGGCCGGCAGGTTATCGATGTGAGTCGTGTGCATCAACGCTCGCATCGCCTTGATGGCGATCTCGGCGACCGCGATCTCGTCCTCCGTTGGATTGAACGGCATTTCCTGCAGCGCCGACTGCTTCACAATGTTCATCTTGTGTTTGTATTCGAGCAGATCGATTGCCTTCTGGCGCCGCTCGGCCTTCGATTTGTCCTCGACAAAGCCGCCGGGTCGCTGGGCCTGCTTCATCAGCTCGTTGACCGCCTGCTCGATGCTCTGCAGCTTGGCGACCGACTTCACCTGATCATCAACGATGCGTGCGATCTTGGCCTCCACATCGGTGACCGACTTGGAGCCCTTGGCCACCTCGACCTTGAGCTCATCGAAGGCATCGGTGCGCGCCTTGTCGGTCTTCTCGACATCCTCACGCGCTGACTTGATATCGGCCTGCACGTTCCTGAGCAGCTCGGCGACGGCGTCCTGCGTCATGGCGTTGTTCCTCTCCACGTTTCCCGTAGGCGCTTGGCCTCAGACGCCAGCGCAATGAACCCGGCCTCGTCATGCTCACGAAAGCCGTCGATCTCGGTGATGGCGATGCGCTTGTCGAGCGCATCGAAGCCGCGGGTCATCACGACCTCGATTTCGCGCTCGCTGAAACCGCTGTCGTAGAGCCACTGCCGCGTGCTCTCGGGCGAGAGCGACTTGACGGCGTGGAGTCTGGCCTTCTGATTGGCGGGGATGGCGACGATTGAGATTTCGAGCAGCGTCGCCTGCTTGATGCGGCGCTCGGTGTAATCGTCGTTGAACCTGACACCGCCGGACTTGGGCCGGAAGCCGACCGACAGCCCTTTGATGTAGCCGCGCTTGAGCAGCTTGTAAGTTTCGAGACCCTTCTCGATGTCGAGGCCAATCTCGCCCTCGACCTCCAGCCGCTTGCCCTTCTGTTCGAACCTGAGCCATTTGCCGATCACCTGGTCCGGCCTGTGATCGCGCAACAGCCGCACGTCCTCGGGATCTACGTCCCCGAATGCGCCGGCCTCGATGATGTCGTCGGTCAGGTCTTTGTCGGCGGTCGTGGCAATGCCGGTGAACGTGGCAACGTTCTTGTCCGCGTCTTCGCTCAGCGATTTGGTTTCGACGCCGATCAGGTCTTGATGCAGCAACATGCGCGCGGCCCCGTGGCGCGGCGCGCGGTCTGGCCGGTCTCATCTCAGGGAGGGGACTTACAACCCGTCAGCCTGGCCGAGCGCCGCTGACGCTAAGTCTTAGAACGGGAGTTGCGGAAGCGCAACCACCTCGACCGGCCTCGGAAAACCTGACGTCATGTTTTCGGGCGCAAATTTTCGACCTTTACCCGAACAGGTCCGAGTGCGTTCCCGTGCGCACCAACTCGATGGTGTCGTCCGCATCGCGATAGATCAGCACCCAGTCACCCATGATATGGCAATCGCGAAAGCCTTGCCATTCGCCTTTCAACGGATGATCGCGGTTGGCTGGTGGCAATCGCCGACCAGTTCTGAGCATGTCAACGACGCGGTCCAGTTTTTCGCGCGGCCAACCGCGCCGCACGACCGATCGCAGGTCCTTGGTAAAGGAACCGGTGAGCCGCAGTGCCTTCATTCACGCAGGAGGCGATCAAAAATCTCGCGAGTGCTGCCGCGATAGGTCTTGGCCTTGCCGGCTTCGAGTTCCTCGATGGCGGCGACGGTCTCGGCATTGGGAATGCGCACGTCGAAGGGCAGCCCCTGCCGGAGTGCGACCATACGATAGAACAACCGCAGTACCTCGCTGCGGGACAGCCGCAGCTTGCGGAAAACCGCCTCGGCTTCCCTCTTCAGGTCGGCATCGATGCGGACGTTGATGGTTTCCTTGCGCATGGCGCTGATGTAACGCAAGTTACGTTACAATACAAGCCCTGCCCGCCGCGCGGCCTAGGGCGTGGCCGTTTGCGGTTGTTTCCTTGGCCGTCCGCCCTTGCCGGCGCTGCGCGGCAGGCCGGCGAGCTCGCGCGCGGCTGGCCAGATCACTGACAGGAATATGCTGCACTCCGGCGCCGCCGATTTGACGAAGGCCACGGCGTCGGCTCGCCGCAGATCGGGTTCGCGCTGCAGCCTGGCCGCCAGCATGTCGATCGCGGCGTCGACCTGATCCAGCAAATCCTCCTCCTCGGGCGGATCGCACGGCAGCGGTCCATCGAAAAAATCGTCGGTGTCCATCGTCATGGTTCCGTGTTCAGCAGCAGCGAGCACCGGCAATTGATCACCAGCTCGGCCGGCGCGTTCTCATCCCCAGGGCGTTGCATCGGATAGCCGCCAACGTTGAACGCCTCACGCCATGGAATGGTTGTGCCGTGAACCTCGGCGTGCGCCGGCCTCGTCTTGCCATCCATGACGGCCCACCAGGTCTTGTTCCGCACCGGGATGCGGCGATAGTTGGCGGTCGCCTCGACAGCCGCGAGCGCGGCGTTGTGGGTCTCGGTGCGCGCGATGGCGGCAGCGCGTCCCTTTGACAACTCCGGCGCTTGGTTCTGCAGCTCGCGCGCAATTTCCGCCACCGGCCGGCCCTCTCGGATCATGCCTAAGATGGTGCTCCCGATCATATCGGTCATGCTGGCCGACATGCCGGTGATGCGCGAGCCCGCCTTGGCCTCCAGGTGGTTCAGTTGCTCGCGCATGAACTCGGTCATTGTCGGCGGGGCGGCCTTTTGCTCGCGGCTATGATTTGCGATGGCCCTATATTGGTCGCGATAGATGCGCTTGTAGGCCGCGAGCAGCACCGCTTCCCCTCGCTGCACAAAATATTGTTGGGCACGCCAAGTGTTCTTCGCGGCGGCGAGCCGAATGAACGCGGTCACCACCGGCCAGATGCGCAGGTAGAGCTTCTGCTCCTCGGCATCGAGGTACTGCTGGAATTCGCGATCGCTGGTAACGTCGATCAACACGTCACGATTCCGGCGCGTCTTCGTGCGGCCGCGGCGCCGGCCAGCGCGAATCGGCACCGCCGCCGGTGATCTGGCCGCCGAAAATCTCGACCTGCAGGCGCTTGCGGGCGAGCTCCTCCACCTGGACCGGCACATTCGCCATCGGATCGTCATACGGCGGATAGCCGAGCAACGCCCTTTGCTCGTTGACCGAGAGCATGGTGGCGCGCACCGCGGTCTCGACCATCTGCAGGCGACCCTGCACCATGGCCGGCAGCTGCGAGATGTCCGGCCGGATCACGGCATCGTCGCCCATGAGCAGCGCGAGATTGAGTGCCGCGACGTAGAGGTTGATGTAACCGGGCAGCACCGTGTCGGTGAGGAAGCCGATCCGCGCCAAGGCCAGGTTGTTGTAGGTGTCCTGGCCGGGCAGCGCCACGAGCTGGCTCGGCACGCCGAACGTCATCGTGACATCGCGCGCCAGGCTATCCTTGATCGCCACCGACAAGGCGTTGCCTGGATCTTCCGACAACCGCGTGAACGACCATTTCGCTTTCGATGAGATGAGCGTGCTGCCGCTCTCCGGGCCGCGCAGCTTGAACTGTGCGAGCTTGTCCTTCATGTCCTGCAGCGCCGGCTTCAACACGTCGGCCTCGGTCGAGAGCAGGCCGGTGATGTTCGATGAGTTGGAAACGATGTCGGCACACCGCTGCAGGATGCGGGTGAACACCTCGGCCGGCGGCGCGGCGATCGAGGCCGGCGAGCGGTCGGACTGCGGGTTGAGCACGGGGCGGTGGATGTAGATCAGGTCCGATGTGCCATCCGGGCTGACCGGGAAGAATTCCGCTTCGCGTCCGTTCGCCGGCGTGACCTCGAAGCCGGCAATCATCTTGCTGCCGTTGGCATACTTGACGATGACCTCGTTGGCGTTGATCGGCCACAGCTCTTGCGTGATGTCGCCGACACCGCGAACGCGCTTGAGAAAGGCGCGATTGGTGATGGCCAGGCTGGCGGCGACAAAGTATTGCAGCGCCGCAGCCGTCCATTGTGGATTAGGCCGCCGCATCAGCGCAGCAACCTGCCGCGCGACGAGGCTGAGCTGGCCGCCCTCGGAGTGGACCTCGAGCGCCACCGCCGACGACATCTGCGCGATCATGTCGACGCTGCGCCAGAGGTAGATGTTTCGCACGTACTCGCGCAGCATCTCGGCCGACGTGCGGTCGAGCGGGCGCGCGTCGCCAAAGGCGGCCGTGAACAGCGCCTCGCCCTCGGCCGACGCCTGCCTGGTGAACAGCGACGACAGCCAGCTCACGGGCCTACCTCGTTCGCTCCGGCTCCGGCCGCTTGTAAGGCTTTGCCTCCACGACCGGCGTCATGTTGGTCCCGGTGTACTTGGCGTCCGAATAGGTGCCGCGCAGCTTGTCGTAATTCACGGCGACACCCATCGCCACCCCGCGCATCACGCCGCGCACGCTGCCGGCGCGCAGCCCGGCCATCGCCACGCTGCGCGCTTGACCGCATCCACCGCAAGCCATGTCATTCCTCCTTTGCCGCACGGAGATAGGCGAGCGTGCAGCTGATCTCGGTCTGCCACTCCTCCAACTCCGCTATCCTCTGCGCCCGCCAGGCTTCAAAGCCCGCCGTTGTGTGCGCCATCTCGTTTCGAGTGCGCAACGCTTGCGTTCGAATGTCCGCCAGCGACGGCGGCCGTGACAGCGGCCGCTGCGCATCCGGGAGGGCTACCGCCGGTTCGGGCACCGTCACGGCCTTGCCGCGCTGCTTCGCCATGGAATCACCTCCGCGCTGTCCGCGCGAGCGGCTCGGGGACCGCCGCCGGCGGCCACGGCTCCGGCATCTGATAAACCGGCGGGCTGCAGACCGGCCGCGTGCAGTATTTCCAAGCCGTTGCCGACATGTGCGCCTCCTAGACGATGGGAATATAGGTCACCACTTTGCTGAGCCGTGTGAGGCCCCAGATCGCCGCGTCTAACCGGTTGGGCGAACCATCAACCTGGCGGTCCCACTCCCGCGAGAACGACAGCATTTCCGCTTCGAGCTTGGCGAGACCAGGCCGGTGCAGGACCCGGCCCTTTTCGTAGAGCAACGAGATCGGCTCCGCCCGCATGGCCTTGCCGCGCGAGGCCGAGACCTCGTGAATGCGAATCATCTCGGTGTCGCGCTGTCCCGCTGCGTGGCGTCGGCGCGCCGCCTCGACCAGCACCTCGGTCGCCATGTCGCCGCCGAAATTGCGCTCGACCACGATGTCATCGGCGTCGAAATCGTCGTGCGCCTTGACCGCGGCATCGCCCCACTGCGCCGGGCTGCCGGTGAGCGTGCGATCGGCCAGCACGGCATAGCGGCCATCGTTGAGCAGCGCCGAAGCCACGATGCCGATTTCATCGCCGCCGCCGGACGGGTCCACGCCCACGGTCACCTGCTCGATCACGTCCTCGGGGAAGTCATCGCGCCTGATCCATTCGTCCTTGAACATTGCGTTGACCGGATCGAGCAGCATGTTGCCCATCAACTCCTGCCGGCCCAAACGTGTGCCCTCGTACAGCTCGCGGACCTGGTGCAGGAACGCGGCCGAGAGATGCGCGGCGTTGTCGAACGTGGTCCCGGTGGTGATCGACACGCCCTCGCGCTGGACCAGCTTTTTCATGAACGGGGTGGGCCGCGGGGTGGTGGCGATCAGCATGCGCGGCTTGTCGCCCAGGCGGGTGCCGAGATGCGCCATCTCGAACACCTCCTGCTGGTAGCGCATGCGCCCGATCTCATCGATCACGCACAGCTCGCACTGCGGCCCGCGCAGCGAGTCCGGCTCCTCGCCCGAGAACATCACGGCGACCGCGCCGTTGGGCCATTCGAGCCGCCGGCGGCTGGCGATCCAGCGCGGCTGGTCGTCCTTCGGTGCGGTGCGGATGATGCCCGCCGGCCCTTCGAGGTTCACGTCGTGAACGTCCGCGGTGGTCGGCGCCACGACATGCACACGACCGATGCCGGCGCGGATGGCGAGATGCACGCTGCACGACATGGCGTGCGACTTGCCGGTGCCGCGCCCGCCGAGAAACAGCCAGCACCAATCGAGGTCCTCCGGCGGCAGCTGCGCGTCACGGGCAACGAACGTCCAATCGCTGGCGAAGTCATCGCCCAGCTTTTCCGCCAGGCTATCGAGATCGGCGTCCGAGAATCTTTCCATCCGCCGCCGCAGGCGGTGAATCTCCTCGACCTCGGTGAGAAACCGATCAGCCACTCTTGTCGTCCTTGTTGTCCTTCACCTCGACCGCTTCGCCGTCGATCACCGGGCCGCGTGCGACGCGATAGATCGCCTCGCGAATCTTCTCGAAACCCTTGGGCTCGCGCGTCTGGTCGCGCGCCGCTGTCGCTTGCGGCAACACGTCGAGGCCAAGGAACCGGGATTGCCGGTCCATCATGCGAATGACCAGGTTCGCCGCCTCCTTGTCGCCGCCACGCGCCTTGAGAAAGTAGACCTGCATCAGATCGTCCAGCCGTTCGAGGTCCAGCTCGACCGTCTTCGACCGGAGTTCCGGCGTGACGCCGGCACACATGCGTTTGAGGCTCGCGTCGACTTCGTGGGCCGAGCACTGCAGCGTTTCCGCGATCTGCCACACCGGCACGCCGTTGAGGCGGAGCCGAAACGCCTTGCGGTCACGTTCGAAGCGTGAGGCAACGTCGTCTATGTGGATGACATCGGCTGTCATTTGCCCTAGCACGGGAGTTGTGTGTGGCCGGATAGTATGCGCAATGCGGGCAATCGACAACGCCTACCGGGCCGTGGCCGGCGCGATGGCCGAAGGCATTGACCTTCGACACCTCGCCGTGACCGCCTGGCGCAAGGCCGACGTGGCACGGCTCGGGCGGGAGGTCGTGCGCGCGCTCGGCGAGCGCGACCCGGAGCTAGAGGTTGACGACATTTACCCAGAAGCGAACATCGGCACGGTGGCCGAGCTGGCGAAGGCCCGCTGTGTGACGATCCATTGGTTCATTGACGCGGAGGACGCGAGCACTTGCGAAAATGAATTCGTCGATTTGATCCGGCGCGTGGCCGAGACCTTGGACGATAAATTTTTGCAACAGGCGCGCAAGCAGGTTCACGCCGCGATCAATCTCTCGATCGCCGCCCGCCTCGACTGTGTTCGCCTGGAGGACCGCTACCGCAAGACGCCGATCGAGCCGGCGTTGTCGCTGGTCACCGAAGTTACCGACTATTACCGCGACTTCAAACAGCAGTGCGGAATGATCGACGTCGCCGACATACTGGCCGGTGAGCTGGAGCCTGTTCCTGGCTGCAAGCTGGTCCTGATTGCGGGACACTTGCCGAAGCTGGCGAAGCAATCGCTGCGCCGCATTTTTCCCCAGGCATTTTTCTGCACTTGTAGCCTAGGTTAGGCCACCTCAACCGCTCGCGCCTGCTTGATCTGCGCGAAGCTTTCACCGGTGCCCTGCAATCGCGCCGTGCCACGGCAGAAGGTCTGCCAGCGCTCGATCGCGACATCGACGTAACCCGGGTTGATCTCAAGCGCATGGCATGCTCGCGCAGTCATCTCCGCGGCGATGATCGTGGTGCCCGAACCAACAAACGGGTCATAGACCGCTTGCCCCGGCGAGCTGTTGTTCTCGATCGGCCGACGCATGCATTCGACGGGCTTTTGTGTGCTGTGGCCAGTTTCGGATTTCACCGGCTTATCGATCTGCCACAACGTCGATTGCGAACGGTCGCCGGACCAGTGCGCGGTTTTGCCTTTGCGGATCGCATACCAACAGGGTTCGTGCTGGACGTGATAATTGCCCCGCCCAATTGGGAATTGTTGCTTTGCCCAAATGATTTGCATGCGAACTTCGAAGCCAGTAGCAACAAGCGCCGCATAATGATCAACTTGCTTGGCACCCGCCGGGTGCCAAGCATAGACGACGTCGCCAGGAAACAGCGCCCATGCCTCGCGCCAATCCGCGCAGTCATCGTTATGCACGAGCCCTATGGCGCGATCGCCACAGGGCTTGCCTTTTGCGCGATCGGCTTGGTTACGCCAGTCGGGATCGTAATCCACCCCATATGGCGGATCGGTCACCATAAGGTGCGGCTGCACACCGGCGAGCGCCAGCGCGACGTCATCGGCATTAGTGGCATCGCCACAGACCAATCGATGTTTGCCGAGCAGCCAGACATCGCCGCGCTGCGAGACTGGTATTGCCGGCGGCTCGGGCACCGCCTCGGGGTCGCCGAGCGGGTCGAGGTGCAGCAAGCGCATAAGTTCAGCGTCGTCAAAACCGGGAATGGTGATCTTCGCGTCCTCATTGATCAGCGCCAGCAGTTCCGCGATTAGCGCGTCCTGGTCCCACGTTGCACCTTCCATCAGCTTATTATCGGCGATGGTGTAAGCGCGGCATTGCGCCTCGCTCCAACCGTTGGCAACGATGACCGGCACCTCGGTCAAGCCCTCGGCTTGCGCGGCAGCGAGGCGAGCATGGCCGGCGATGACGATGCCGTCGCTGCGCGCCAGGATCGGCATGGTCCAGCCGAATTGCCTGAGCGAGGTGCGCAGATGTGCGATCTGGGCGGGCGGGTGCACGCGCGTGTTGCGCACATATGGGCGAAGCCGGGAAATATCCCAACGTTGCACTCCGTAGACTGGCCACTCGCTCATAGGTCCTCTATGCGGCGCACTTCCCAGGGCAGCCCGAAGGCTTCGGCGGCGCGTTTGGCGTCGGCCATCCCGGAACTGATTCCGTGATCGACGTAGAGCACCATGGCGTCGGCGACAGGGAGCCAAGCCAAACCGGCCTGGATACCAAGCTTGCGTTCGTCCGGCAGGTCGTCGCGCAGCACGCCGGGTTGCGTAAACAGCAGATGCGAGGCGATCGGCGCCTCGCCGCGAGTGATGCAATCGCGCAGGCAGCGACGGGCATAAGCGACATTACCATCGATGTCACCGGCGTAGGGCGATTCGAGAATCACGCGACGCATTGGGTCATCGCTTGCAGGCCGGCAGCCCCGGATAGCGCCGGCAGACCGCGCTGCGCACCGCGGTCTGCTGTGCCGGCGTGCCATGCTGGCGCACCCGGCCGAGCGCGGCGATGCCGTGTTGCCGCGTGTGGATCGGGTAGGCGCGCTTGCCGGGGAACACGAACGACGTTTTCGGCAGCGCGTTGCGCCGTGCGGCGTTGAGCTTGGCCATGACGGCCTCCTATCTCTTGCACGATGGAAAGTCGGGAAAGCGCCGGCAGACCGCGCGCTGGATCTTCGACCGCTCCGCTGGCGTGGCATGCTGTGCCGCCCGCACCAGCGCGTTGGCGGCGCGGTTGCGGGTGTCGATCGGATAGCGCCGCCCCGGCAGGGCGAACTTGGCTGTCGGCAAGGCGCGGCGACGGGCGGCGGTCAATCTGGCCATGACTTCCTCCGTTGCATATCTTAGCACGGGAGTTTCGATACGGAGAACGTCGATGGCAAGACGTGGGTTTCCCAGAGTGGTGCGCCGCAGTGCTGCCTACCCGCATGGCCGCTCGATCAAGAATCCGGCGACCTACGAGGCGCTGAAACGCTGCGGGCATTCCAAGGAATCGGCGGCGGCGATCAGCAATTGGGCATTGAAGGCCGGTTTCAAGCGCGGCCGGCACCGCTCCGGCGGGAGATGCTGAAGACGTGAGCCGGCCTCCCAACAGCACGCTGGCATGGCTGGCGCTGGCGGTGGCGTTCGTGGTGTTCGCCATCGTCATGTTCGGCATGGCGCGATGAACCGCAGCACTTGAAAAACCCAAGCGCTTAGATTAATCGTAGCGGCATGCCCACGGTTCTGCGCCTTGGCGCCCTGCGTGTTGTGATCTACCCGAACGACCACCGGCCAGCGCATGTCCACGTGATTGGCGAAGGTTGTGAGGCGGTGTTTGATCTGCACTGCCCGCAAGGACCACCAGAGCTGCGCGAGAACTACGGATTTTCGCGGTCGCGGGTGCGCCGCCTCATGGAGGATCTGGCGAATGACCTCGCCGCGCTGTGTCGACAATGGAGACGCATCCATGGACCAGTTTGAACTAGCAACGAAGCGGGCCGGCCGCCGCCGCGCGACCCAGCCGGGCGTTCGCACGGCCCGCTATGATCCGCAACGCGATCGCGTGATCCTCGAACTGAGCACGGGAGTTGACGTCGCGTTCCAGCCACGCCACGCCCAGGGACTGGAGACGGCCAAGCCATCCGACCTCGACGTGATCGAGATCAGCCCCTCGGGCTTCGGCCTGCACTTCCCAAAACTCGACGCCGACCTGTGGGTGCCGGCTCTGCTGGCGGGGGCCCTCGGCTCGCGGAACTGGATGGCCGCGCATCTCGGCGCCCGCGGCGGCAAGGTGAAGAGCAAAGCCAAAATGAAGGCCGCCCGCGCCAACGGCAGGTTGGGAGGTCGGCCAAGGAAGAAGAAATCGCCTCGCCGCACGCTGCGGGCCAAGGCCGGACAAGCTGGCAGCTGATGCCGAGTTGTCATGATGGATTAGCGCTATCAATGTGAACTTGACGCGAACGCCAAATCATCGCACAAGCAACGCCGTCCCTCCTTCCGTTCGTTGAAGGCCGCGCCCCAAACGGGGCGCGTTTTTTTCGCTGAACTTGTCGAGCTCGTCGCCCCAGCAATCCCAGCCGCGCCGCCGCGAGCGCGCGAACAGCTCGAGGTAGGGGCCGGCGACCAGGCGCTCGATGTGTTTGCGAATACAGTCCGGCTTGCGCGAATGCTCGCGCCGCGGCTCGGCGATGATCTGCGGCACGTCCCTGTTGAGCCGCCGCGGATGACCGCGCGTCGCCAGCAGGCAGGGCTCGGAGTTGGCGCGCGTCCAATAGCCGTTGCCGATCTGCGGCTTGTTGGCCTT